CCCCGGTTCGAAGACCCAGTATACGAACCCCAAAAGCGCTTCCACCCCATCCTTCCGGTGGCAAGTCCCGTCCTATTGAAGGATCCCGGTCATTCCTCCCACTCCGTGGTGTGGAGGCCGATGCGTCGTCTACCCTGCTGAACTAGCACCCGTGATGTTCTTGACAAAAACATCCCCGTTGTGACTCAGCAAAGAAACGCTAGCACCGACCTCCGCCTTACGGCGAGGTACTCCCTGTCTCTCGATCCCGAGAAGACTATTGACCTTGATTTCCCCTAAAGGCTAACTTTACGAAGCAGCAGTTTCCTGCTAGTGGCATCGCATGGCGACCCACCCGCGTCTGTTTCCAGAACGGCCCCTAAAGGGTAATCTCTCGGCTCTCGTCCCCTGGAATCCGTCTGACGGATTTCCGATCCACTTGCGTGGTCCTAAAGGCTCGAAACGAGTCCAATCCACCGAACGAATTTGGTTTCCACAGCTTCTGATGTGGTCACATCGTTCAACCAAGTGACGCCAGATACGCTGTTATTCGCGTATCTGTGGAGGTGCAGGTTGCAGCTCCCCCAGTCCAAACCGCACTAAATGACTGTCCAGGGACAGTGACGACGACTGTATACATCGAAATCGCATCAGTCGCGGCCGCATTGATCTCGTTGCCATCCACAAGGGTGACAGCGGCGGTCGAGGCTGCGATATTCGGATTCGCATTGAAAGTCGTCCCCACACTGTTGAACGTCAGATAGTATTGACCAACCTGATTGAAAACCAGGAAGCTTGGGTGCACTACAATGGGTAGGCCCCCGGTCACGGTACCCCCCGCAAAAGGGTTCGCCAGCGATGAAGCAGCCGCCTGAACTCGCGCGGAGTTTCCGACTGTGAAGTTCGGGACCCTTTGAGGGGTCTCGAGTTCCACGTCGTAGACTACGTAGAGTTCTCCGACTGTACTCGCACCAGCCATTCCCTGAGCCGCGACGAACAAATTCCCGACATCGTAGGTCTTGATGTCGAGGTTCGCCGCGAGGCCCCCAGTACGCACATAGCGTTTCTTCCCAAACTTTTCCAAGTCCTGCCGGTCAGCCGAATAGCAGCATTCCTGCCAGGCCGCGGAGCGTACTGCCCCGTGGTATGTCATGAAGTCCACTTTGTCTGCCGGTGGTGCATCTGCAGCGTCGTAATCGATCGCCAACATCACGGTCCCACTGGTCGTGGTAGGTGAGAATGTCTCGTATTCGAACGCAAGCGTTCTGAACAGATATGACTCATAGTTGGAAGCGATTGTCGACAGCCACGGAAAAGTCGTGGGGTCGCCCGG